TTGAAGAAAATATCTTCTATGGCACCGGAAAAGGTCAAGTCTATCATTATGACTGCCAGAAGTGATTTAGTTTCTAAAACCCCAGGAAAAACACCACAAGATATTATCTCTTCTGCTTTTCATAAGAAAACTGGAATTAAAGTTACTCCTTCTACTCAGCAATATACACATATTGTTAGAACCGGAAATCCAGAGTGGGATATTGCCCCAGGAGTTAAAGGAACTCCCCATGCCAGAAAAGAAAAAGCATTGTCTCATATTCTCGCACAAGCAGAATCAGAAGGCAAACCATTCCATAAAGTAATTTTTGCTGATGATAATATTGGTATGCTTGAAACCAGTAGGAACATAGCAAACAAACACAATATACCAGTCACATTTTATCATGCGCAACCACAGAAAGATGAACATGGACATGTAACAGATGTCTCATTCAAAAGATATCATATTAAACCGGGGCAATAATGGCACAATTTAGAAAAGATACCCACCAATACTTAAATGATGGAAAGACTGTTTTTGAAGTAGTTATGCTTGCTGACCAATACGGAAATCTTGTTGGTGCAGCAAATCCATCAGGACAATCTGTAGATGCTTTTGGTAGAGCAAGGACATCTACACCATTAACTTTGTTTGATTCTACTCACAGATATAAAGACAATGGTTTATGGTCTACATCAAATACTGCAGGAACAACCTATGTATTCAATGCTAATTCAGGATTAGTTGAACTGAATTTGCCAACTACAGCAGATGCTGAAATTGTTAGGGAAACTACAAAAGTATTTTCATATCAACCAGGAAAATCACTACAAGTTTTAAATACTGTAGTTATGGAACCCCCAAAAGCAAATCTTAGACAAAGAGTTGGTTATTTTGGTGCTAATAATGGAATATATTTAGAAGCAAACGGCACAAGCATTGCTTTTGTTAAACGTTCATTTTCAAATGGTTCGTTGGTTGAAACAAGAGCAGAACAAGCAGATTGGAATGTTGATACTTTATTAGGAAATGTTTCTTCAAGTCCATCACAAAAAACCTTGGATATGTCAAAAGCACAAATTGTATTCCATGATATTGAATGGTTGGGTGTTGGTTCAATACGTTGTGGGTTTGTAATAGATGGAAGTTTAATTCACTGCCATTCATTTCATCATGCAAATCAAATTGACAGCACATATATGACTACTGCTTCACTTCCAATTAGATATGAAATTAAAAATACAGGAACAACAGCAAGCGCTTCAAAAATGAAACAAATTTGTTCCTCTGTTATGTCTGAAGGTGGTTATGAATTAAGAGGTCTTCAACAAGCAGTTGGCATTCCTGTAGGCAATGGATATAACTGCGCAACGGCAGGAACTTTTTATCCTATAGTTTCTATCAGATTAAAATCTACAGCACTTGATGCTATTGTTATTCCAACAGCAATTTCTTTGATGGGCAAAGGAAACGGAATAGATTTTAATTGGAGATTGATTGCTGGAGGTACAGTTTCAAATACAGTAGCATGGACTGATGCAGGTTCAAATTCAGCAATAGAATATACACTTTCTGCAAATGCTATTTCTGGTGGCAGAGTGCTGGGAACAGGATATTTTAATTCATCTACACAATCTTCACCAACAGTTGATGTATTAAAAGAAGCATTGTTCAAGTTTCAACTTGAACGCAACGGATTAACATCCACTCCAGAACCATTAACAATAGCAATTGCTGCTGGCACAAACTCTAGCAACTGTTATGCTTCATTGGATTGGGAAGAAATTTCAAGGTAGAATTAAAAACTGCGTAACATAAATAACAAATAAAAGGCATTTTCATGGAAGACTTAATTGTAGAAAAGGTTATGTCTCTTGCTCAACGCAGAAAGAGAGCACAAGAATTAAGACGCATTGAACCTAAATTGGTTAGACAAAGGTCTATCAAAAGAAAACGTCTTGCCGATGAAAGCACAATATACTCCAGAGCACAAAAGTTGGCAAGAAAAATGTTTCGCATTAAGTTTGCCGGGCAACAGGGTGCTCATTACCAATCTCTTTCCCCAACACAAAAAATGGAAGTTGATCGTTTGATTGACCAGAGAGGACAAGCAATTAAGAGACTTGCTGTTCGTCTAATTCCTATTGTTCGTATGGCAGAATACAAAAGATTCCAGGCACTAAAAGGTAAGCACGGGGAACCAACAGTTGCTCATTTACAATCTGCTCCTTCTATTAAAGAAGATGTTGAAATTCTTGCTTTCGCAGAAGTAATCCTTGAAGATGATATGTCAAAGTTCAATAAACTAATGGCAGTTGGTCTTGTAGATAAAGATAAGTATCTACAATACAAAAAGGCAATGTCTGATATCAGAAGAAATGCTAAAATTGCTGCTTATAGAGAAATGATTCTCAATGTATTAGACGAACTTGTTGATGTTGTTACGAAAGATCCAGCAATCTATCAACGAGTAAAAATGGCAGTTGAGAAAAATGACTGATATAAACGAAGATTTAAGAAAATGGTTTAAGGAAAAATGGGTTCGTTTTGATACCAAAGGGAACATTAAAGGTGATTGTGCTAAAGAACCAGGAGAAGGCAAACCAAAATGTTTGCCTATGGCAAAAGCACATGCTTTAGGTAAAAAACAAAGGGCATCTGCAGCAAGAAGAAAAAGAAGACAAGACCCTCATGCTGAAAGAAAAGGCAAAGCAAAATTCGTTAAGACTGTTAAAGAAGAAAATATTAATGAAATAAGAGATATAGGGTTGGCCGCAAGATTGCATATTAGAAGACTGAAAAGAGAAGCCAATGCTCTTGCAAAAAACCCAAAGATGTCTCGGTCAGAAAAAATAAAATATGCTCTTACACATGCTGGAATGAAAGGACATGAAGCAGCAGAAACAATATGGGATTATCCCATGAATGTCACTACTCCTGCTCAAGGGGCATTATATGCTACAGCAGGAGCATTAGGCGGGTCGGCATTAAAGATAGCAGATTTAACTAAAAAATTAAACCAAAGAAAAAGAAGAAAAACAATGAAAGAAGAAGTTCTTTTGGAAAAAAATGTTCCAACCAATCCAAAACTATGGGCACAAGCAAAAGCACAAGCAAAGAAAAAGTTTAAGATATATCCTTCTGCTTACGCAAATGGTTGGGCAGCAAAATGGTATAAGTCCAAAGGCGGTGGTTGGAAGTCTCTAAATGAAGATTATGAACACGAAATGGCCAGAAACGAGTTGCGAACAGCAATGAGAGGCATTGAAAGACTAATGAAGCACCTGGACGGTGAAGGGGAACTGGAAGCGTGGGTACAGTCTAAACTGACCAAAGCAGCAGACTATATTGATACTCTTGCTGACTATATGGATTCAAGGGATGAAACAGTTAAAGAAGCATACGAACTTATAGAAGAAGCAAAGAAGAAAATGGATAAAAGAATTCCTCAAACCGTTCAAAATATGACACCTGGATCAAATCCTTATGCTGATGATAGCAATTGCCCAACATATGTTGCTACTCCAGGACAAGCAATAACAGAAGCAAAAGTTCCAAAAACTCCAAGTGGAGTATTGAGACGAGTGAGGAAAGAAATTGCCGGAGGTGCTAGAGGACAGAGAAGAGAAGTGCTGAAACAAATAGCAAAAGCAGCATATGAAAAACGAAAAGAAGAAAAGGAAAAGAAAAAAACTGCGTCTGAACCTTTATATCCAGGACCAAAGAAAACAGGTACTCCCACAAAACCATCAAAAGCACCAGCAAAGCAAATGGTTCCTCCTATGGAAGGAGAAAAAACTCCTGCGGAAAGAATTGCTAAGACTTTTAATAGACCAGGATATACCTCTAAAAAGGAAACTCCAATGTCACAAGAACCAACTTTCCAAGACGCACTAAACCGTGCCGAATCTGCGTTAAAGAAGCATCTTTATGCCGAACCAGAAGATAAAGGATATGACCATAAGAAGGGGGAACATCTACTAAATAGATTTCTTGATTTTGCCGAACCAGAATACCATGAAACCAAAGACCAATCAATATTAGCAAAAATGAAGAAGTATAGAACACTTCATTCAAACTTGAAAAGAACAAGTATGAATAGACCTTCAAACGGATTGGTCCGTCGTGTTTTGAGAACAATTGGTGTTGTTAAAGAAGAACATGGTGCTGGGGATACGGGCACAGCAGAAGTAACAAATAAGTATATTGAACATACTCCAGGACAATTACCATTAGATGATACCACAAAAGTCAAAAAGAAACTTTCTGATACTATCAAAAATATAGTAAAGGAAGAAGTTTTAAGTGAAGCTGTTCCAAGAATAGGAGTTGGTAAAACTACCAGAAGAACTATTCGTTTTCAGGAAAAACGCAGACCTAGTCCTGCAGGAAGAAAAGTTACTCTAAAAAGACCAACAGCAAAACATAATATAGCAATGCGTGGTCCTGTTGCTCCAAAAAGACCAAGACCAACAACTACTGCTGTAGGTGGAAAAAGAATAGCAACAAAAGCAGCAAGATTCGCAACAAAACTAAGAAGACAAACGATTCTAAAAACTCGTAAGAGTCAGACGGCAGGATCTACACTGACAAGAGCAGCAAGAGGATAATATGGAAGAATTGGTAAATAAAATGAAGGTTGTGCTTGCTTCTTCATTTGCTTTTTATCTTAAAGCACACAACTATCACTGGAATGTTGAGGGAGTAAATTTCCCTCAATACCACGAATTCTTTGGTAATCTGTATGAAGAAGTTCATTCTGCGGTTGATAAGATTGCAGAAGAAATTCGTGCTTTAGATGCTTATGCTCCAGGTTCATTGAAAAGATTCTCCGAATTGTCAACAATTATGGACGAAACATCCGTTCCATCTGCTGTTATTATGTGTCAACGATTAGCAAAAGACAATGACTCTTTATTGATTGATTTGGAGCTTGCTTATTCAGAAGCCGAGAGAACAAAACAACTCGGATTAGCAAACTTTCTACAAGACAGAATAGATGCTCATAAGAAGCATGGTTGGATGCTCAAGGCAATACAAAAGGGATAAAATGTCAAAGTATCGTTCATTAGAAAACACAATTCGTTTTGGCCCTATCAATGAGTTATCAAAAACTCATAATCCAAAGCACGGAAAAAAAGAAAAGGATATGAACGATCAAGTATATGCTGGATCGTATAGAAGTCAACATTTTGAAGTGTCTCCAGATGCTCAAAGAATATATTCTGATATTTCTAAAGATATCTCTGGTGATAAAGTAGAACGATCTGTGAAAACACAAGATGAACTATTTGGTATAATGAAAAAAGTAATTGCTTCTGGTTACTCAACAAAACAAGACATTGATGCCGCAGAACAATTAGCAAAAAAAATCTTTGATGTAACAAATCATTTTGAAGTTAAAGTGGACCATTCACATGTAGATAAGATTTTAAATGATATAAAATCTAAATACAAAGATACGCCACAAGTTGTTGATTCAATTACACCAGAAGAACTGAAGAAACGATTTTTGAATCCTGAAAAAGAATATATTACACAAGAACCAAATTCTGATGCTGATATGGACAATAAAAAAGGGTTTCGTATAACCAGATCAAAAGCAATTGCTAAAAAAAGATATCTAAATTTAGGAGTAGACGAACAAATGTCAATTAAAGATTTGCCAAAAAATCTTATAGAAAGTGTAAAGAAATTCCTTGAAGAAAAAAGAAAACCTTCAAAAAATGAAGAAGAAAAAGAAAAAGAAACCGAAAAAGAAACTGAAACAACCGTCAAACTTGGAAAAACGAAATTCAAAGTTGAATTAGAGACAGAACCCCCTAAAAAAGGAAAAAAGAAAAAAGAAGACAAG